CTCATTCTGTGCCGGATCCGGTGCGGCTCCCGGGATGGTCATCTGCTCCGGCTTCCTTTCCGGTTCCTTGGGCTTTTTCTTTTCGGTGTTTGCCTTGGTCACACGGGATTCCTTACGCTTTTCCGGTTTCTTCTCTTTCGGGGTCTCATCCGGTTGCACCGGTGCAACTTCCGGTTCTTCCGGAGTCAGTTCCTCACCGTAGAGATCCTTATACCGCTCCTCAGGACTGCTGCCTCCATCTATGAGAGACCGGACTGCATCACAGATCTGATCCTCTGTGTATCTGCTCCGCTCCAGCGTTTTCAAATTCACGATGGTAGCTCCATCAGAATTAACAATGATCTGCGTCCTACGCTCTCCCGGGATCCGGACGGTATACACTGCGTCTCCCTGCGGAATCAGTACATCCATGATCTCTGCATTATTTCTGTTTCCACTTGCTGTTTCCATAAAGCATACCATCCACAGCTTCCTGAAGAGCTCTTCCTGTTCCTTACCCAGCTGCCATAGATTTCTTTCCAGTGGTGATCCCTCCGGTGGAAGCATGGGCTTGTCCGTTACGGCTGCTGCCTCTGCCTTCTCAATCTCCACCTCAATGTCAGATACCTGATTTTCAGCCTTCACCTCGTCCTTTATGTCCTGAATCTCTGCCTTGGACAACGTAGGCGGAAGTACCTCGTTGATCTCGTCGGGGATCTGCAACATCAATGTAAGTTTTGCGTATCCAAATCCCTTGTAGCTCGTGAGCAGATGATCAGAGTAGCCATCCTCAGAAAATCTGTCATTGATACTGATAAAGCGGCTTACCTGTGTCTTATCTATGCCATATTCTGCCTTGGCAAAGTCTGTCACGGTTGCATATCCGCTCTCTGCCAATATATTTGTGTCTCTGGCTACCTTGAGCAGATAGCCGATCTGTACAAAATCCTCTGCTGTCCGTGTGAGAACTGCATCCAGTTCCTGTTTATATTCCTGATAAGTTTTTGTGTATTCCATTAATTCCATCAGATTACCTCCATCAGATCTTCTGCCAGCCCTTTCAGAACCACAGTATTATTCTTTGCCTTCAGTTCTTCTATGTTCTTCTGCCGCAGGATCTCACTCTGTGCGGCATATTCATGATCCTGCCTGCTCATGCGCTTGCGGATCACCTTCTGCCACTCCCTCAGGAACGGCTTGATCTCTTCTATGCCCGGCTCCTCGTCGTAGGCTCCCCGGTGCTGGCGGATGGTACCGCCCGGCTCCACCTCTATCGTGTAAAAAGGCTTATCCGGGGACGACTGCTGCCGCAGGAAGCAGATATAGGTCTCTCTGCTGACAATCCGGTCAAAATATCTCTCCGTGTTACCGACGCAGTGATGCAGTGCCATGCCCTCTGCCGTAATCTCCATAAAGTCCCTGGGAACCACAATACAATAGGTGTCATTCTGATACTCAAACTTCTCGCTGATCTCGGAGAGGATATCCTCATATCCCGGATACTTGTTCCTCATCTCCTCCGCCTGCTTCCTTGCCATTTCCGCATTTCTTTTTCTTTCAAATTCTTCCCTGTGCAGTTCCACTTCCGCATTCACTTCATCGTGCCGGCGCTTCAATTCCCTGGGGCGGTGTACCAGTGCATCATCCATGTGTTTTCCCAGCGTTCGTGACATGGACAGATAATCCTCGTACTGATTCCATACATCCTTGATCTTCATTCCCGGATACGATTCCTTCTTCTGCCGGTTCAGGTAATTCATCAGCTGTTCCGGTGACATGTATTCTCCGGCGATAGATTTATCATAGTCATCCGGATCAATTCTGTTTTTTTCTGTCCATGCGATAAATTCTGCCGACAGTTTTCTTTCTTCCAGTTCTGACCACTGCATCCAACGCAGCATCTGCATTCCGCCGTTTTCCTGCCGCAGGCGGTTGATCAGCTGCTTGTCATCTATCAGTAAGATATCTTCCATGCATTTGCCGTTTACTTCGACCGTATTCCCCAGATACCCGCCCCAGTATGTAATACGCTGTGACAGTTCATCCAGAAGCCGGTAAAAGCGTCCCTTTGCCATATACTCCGCGATACCGGTAAATTGTTCATTGCTTTCCACCAGCAATCCGTTATAAAATGCCTTAATCCCCATCTGTGCCAGCATCGGCATGACATCTGACCAGGCTTCGTATGCAGTATCCTTCAATCCGGCTTTGATTCCTTCCGTATCTGGATACAGGTAGGATGTATGCCAGCGTCTGCTTTGTGGATTGTGGTCGTGCCATCCGCACCAGTACACATCACAGTAGTAATAGATTTTCATAAAATCCTTTGCTCCGCGGAGCATCATCAGGCGGATCTGTTCATCCAGCTCTGTATCTCTCTTCCCTGTTCTGGACCAGTCCACCGTTACCCTAAAATGTCTCTCCACCCCCTGTTTTTCATCCACGTCATGGATCATCGTTAGCCATCCGATTGTTTGGATTCTTCCCCTTGTTTTTTCCACCGTCAGGTCATGACCACAGAGAGGACATTTGATCTGTTTACGATGTTTTACGGGGACTGCTGCCTCTTCTTTGAAATCTCCGTTGCATGCGGTACAATGGCAGGTCTTGTCCTGCTTGTTATAAAAGGCATACTGGAGATCTCCTACTATCTTCTCTGTGATCCAGTCATATACCCTGCGTCCCGGCTCCGGACACTTATTCATGAGATCTCTGATTCTCTGTTCTTTCCGGTCTCTGGCACGTTCCCTCTTATCCGCACTGTAGTCTTTTTCCATCCGACATATCCTCCGCAAGGGATCGCTGATCCAATTGTAATCATGCATCGGGACAAACTTCTCCAGTTCTTTTGCATGTTTTTCTTCCAGCCAATCTCCCTCACACGGTTCCGATCCCCAGTAGCATCCTCCAAATCCTTCCGTGCAATTTGTCAGATTGGTCTGCTCTTTTTTGCCTGTTCCGACGTAATAGGTGCCGTATTCCCATGTTTTCCGGTCTACGGCGTGTCGGCAGATATTTACTTTATTTTTCCAGATGTCCATGATCAGGTACTGGTCCGTCGCCTGAAAAGTGATCTGGTTTTCTTTCTTCCTTCTTTTTGTCCGTGGTATCAACGGTGCTTTCAGTATCTCTCTCCACTTCATGCCTGCTGCCTCCTCTCCGCTTCTGCCAGGGTGTCCAGTGTATACCAGATGCCCGGCAGGATGTTCTTTCCGTCCACATCAAACAGTTTTGCCGCGACAATCTTTCCGTTCTGTTCTGCGATCAGTCCCAGGTGGGCTCCGATGCATCCGCTTACTCTTGGACTACTGCCTCTGGCTATTGCGATTCCATCCGGTATTTTAATGTCGGCTGTCTGTTCTGCGACACACAGCATATGTCCGCTTTTCTGCCACCCATTTCTCTGTGGATGGTGCAGCATGTACAGCATGGCTTCCCTGGCTATGTCACGGTTATCCAGTTCTTTCTTCAGTGTCAGTCTGGTGCATGCGATACGCGTATTCGTTCCGTCCTCTGCAATATCTCCTACTGCGGCTGCTTTGAAAAACCTGTTTCCGCGTCCCAGAGAGTAGTAGCCGGTACAGTCAAGTACATACTCGCAGGCATGGAGACCGGTATCACCGCACTTTGATTTTTCTGCCGTAGCCGGTACACCCAACTCATACTGGAATGTTCCCTGTCCCATCGTGCAGGTCATGTCATTGTTCGTTGCCTTGTATACGATCATTTTTTATCTCCCATGTAATAATCCAAGATGATCTTTTTCAGTTCATCTCTGCCACACATTCCGATCTGTCCAGCACTCTCCGGCAATCCTGCTGCCTTAGTGATCCTCCTGTCTATGGTTACCCGGTTCTTTGATGCCTTTTTCAGTCCTGCTGCCAGCACATTCAAAAGTTTTTTATCCGGATTAAATACGGCGTTGGCCAAAGCTGCACCGTCCTCTTCCATGTGCTGTGTCGGATATTCCATCAGCATCTGGACCACAAAATCTTTCCAGTCCTTCATCTGGCTCTCCAGCTTCAGGTCCTCTGCTTCCAGTTTCAGCTTACCGATTGCTGCCATTGTCTCATTGCACAGAGTATCCTCTGCATCGTCGCTGTCCATGTAGTCCTCGGCATCCTCTTTCTCCAGTCCGTTTTCCTCTGCCAGTTTTACCAGTTCTGACAAATCTCCTGCGCTCTTCAGTTCTGCTGCCTTATCATTCAACTCTTTTACTGTCTTAAATTTCTCCATCTGATCTCCTTCTCCGGTTGCACCGGTGCAATATTGTCAAATTGTTATACTTTCCATGTTTTGTTGACCTCAACAAAATCGTCTCTAACATGAGTACTCTACTCATGCGGTCAGCTTTTCGGCACTTCTGCAAAAATGTCTTTTAATGCTCGTTTCAGAGGCAGATTAAACCTCATCCACTCGGCATATTCGTGCTTTTCGCTCTCTACCAGCAGGATGTGACCACCATCCTCGATCTGCTGTAAAACCATTTCCCACAGGATGGCATTCTTGACGTCGTTTCCCCTGGCACTCTTCCAGCCGTTCCGCCGCCACTTCTCCGGCCAGCCTTGGCTGATGGCTGCTGCCACGTTACTGCATTCCGTGTGGATTACCACCGTGCAGGCATAGTTGAGACGCTGCAGTGCATCC